CAAAACATTGGCCGATATGCTTGGAACGTGATACCCGAACACATAATGGGCGTAATCAAACTCGCTCGCCCTGATTCTCATAACCGTGAACACTTCTGGGTACACAGTCGAAAACGGCGGTTCAAAACTAACCGAATACTGCTGTATACTCCCTGGGCTGATAGTCTTATAGACGTGCGACGTAATCGGCCCGGTCCACGTCCCGTTGCCAGACCCCCCACCAGGGTATACATAGTGGTCATGCCCGTGAAGAATCGCGGGGACGCGATAGCCACTCAGCACCGTATCGAGGCTGTCAAGCGATGTAGCATCGTTCGTGGTCCACTCACCAAGATACCCGCTTGGAGGAGATGCTACTCCGGTTGATAGCGAGCGATGGACACATATGAATACCGGCTCGCCACTCTTTACGTTCGCGGTAAGCGAGTCCGAGAAGTCGCCGTTAATCTGCGTCGAGTCGGGAGGTCCCTTTGACGCCCCGTAGTCCTCTGTCATGGCCTGAAACCACGCATGGCCGATACGCTTGCACCAGTTCAGCGATCCCCACCTGTTTACGATTTCCGTGCGAACCTGGTCCTGGTCGTGGTTCCCGTCAATCACATAGCACGGGAATGGAATCGTTCCGGTGCCATCTTCCTTGAAATGCGAGAAGAAGCGACTGGTGTTCTCAGTCGCTTCGTGTACGGCATCGCCAATCTGAATCACGGCGTCGATCTTTCCGACACTTCCACCGAGGGGGAACGGCTTCCCGCCGATGTCGAGGATGGCGTTGATCTGTCGGTCAATCGGACTCCCCTTCGCGTCGGACGGGTTTACATCGTCAACCACGTTCCCGTAATGCGTGTCACCGACAAGGATGATGGTAACTTCCTTAGTGGGGACGATGGGCGCATTGACGATGCGCTTTCCCTTAACTCCGTGATAGATGAGGCTCATCCGAAAAACTCCACCTTGTCGATTGTCAGCGTCCCTGCGGTAAACGCCGTTCCGGTTGAGAATCGCCACGTCCAGTAAGGAGGAAGGGGGATGATTGGGCCACCCCCCGTATTCGGGGAGCCAATCCAGCAGATGTCAAACCAGTCTGCTCCAGCCGCAGCGCCACCCACGGCAGAACCGATAAGCGTTTGCGAGTTCTGCGTATTGCTGAACTGGTTGGCGTATGTCTGGCATACATGGCCCCAGATGTAATGCGTTCCAGTCGGGGTTCCATCATCAGGAAGCATGACGGCCCGGCATATCAGTTGTGCCGCGCCAGCAGATGTCTGCCCCGTCCATGAATAGTGGAGCCTTGCGAACATCGCCGCCGTTGGAACGACGCTGTAGGTGACGCCTGTACCATAGACGTTCCCAAACACATCCCCGTACACCGGGCTGGTAAGCGTGTTTAGCGCGACAGAACTCACCGTCATTTCGCTTGAGTTGATCGTGTGGATGAGTTTCATGGCATCACCCGTACAACTCTATCTTGTCGATGGTGAATGTCCCGGCTGTCCATGCGCTCGCCCCTGTCTCCCCGAAGAACACGCACCAGTATGCCGGGAACGGGATAAGGGCACCGCTTGCGCTTGAGTACGCATCGGCAAAAAACTCTACCCACTCGCTACCGGCAGCGGCGCTACCTGACGCAAGCGTAGACGTAACCGCCGCCGCTGTATGCGCCGTCGAGTACGACGCTACGCCGTGAGAGTAAAGGTAATTCACTTGCGACGCCGCTGCCGCAGACGTTGGTAGAGCCGTCGCCGCAACCGTTAGAGCCGCAGCACCGCCCGCTGTAAGCGCCGTCCATGAATAGAACACGCGAGCGAACAGTACCGGGGCGGTCCCCACAACACCCCAGGCAAGGTGTCGATGTTCACTCGCGCCGCAGATGCAGCAGCCGCCGTGAAACTCCCGGTGGTCAACTGCTCGGTGTTGTAGGTGTAAAGTAGTTCCATGTTTCCCTCGTTGAATGAAGGGCGGGGGCCGAAGCCCCCGCCCGTTCGGACTAGCCTAGATGTCCCCAGACAACGGCCACGCCGCCAGATGAGGCGACGAGGCAAGTTCCCAGGATCTGAACACCGTCCGCTGAATCTGCAAGCGTATCGGCATTACCATCAGTGGTGGCGTGCATACCAACGCCTTCACCAACGGTGGCGATCCCGCCCGCAGCATCAAGAACGGTATACTTCGGACCCCTGAGCATCCAGAAGTAGTCACCGGATACCAGAGCGGTCCCGGTGTTGTTGACGCCGACAACAAAGTCAGTTATCGCTCCGTCCTGCGCGGTAATGACAACGTCGAACGTATTGCTCGTCGTATGCTTCTTACACAGCGCGTAATTGGCGATGTTTCCAGCAGCCTTTGCGAGCGTGTAGTTCAACTTCAAGCCCGTCGAGTCGGGGAACGTCGCCTCAGTGCCGGGAACAACACCCGCACCGAAATCGGACAACGTCTGTGATACAAACGTCGGTCCCTTTGGATAGATTTCCAAACTCATGCTAGTTCACCTCCCCTTACGCAGCAGTCACGTTGTAGTCGAAGTTATACATGACAGCGTGGCGGGATGGATCCCACGTAATCACGTTGCCTGCCCAGAACAGTTTGTTGACCATCGAAGCCTGGTCAATCGGCTCCTTCCACCCGTCCAGACGGAAGTTCTCCTTCTCATGCGTGACGAGAGAGAAGTAGTCCGTGTCGAGGAAGTAGACGCGATTGGAGGTTTCGGTGGCCGACGCGACGATATGCTTGTCACCGACGAACGGCTTACCGTCAAACGACGCGAGCGTGAAGCCAACCATCATCTTCGCCAGTTCGCCCGAAGGCTCGTTGACGTAACGCTGGTTGCTCTGCTGCGACAGGATGAAGGTGTCCACCGTTTCCGGTGCCGCCATCAGCATATTCGGCATGATTGATGCGTCATGCGCCATCGCGATGGCGTTTTTGAGATTCGCATAGGCCGGTCCATGCCCATTTCCCTGGGCATTAAAAACATTTCCAGCCCACCAAGTATAGGTGGTCTTGCTGATACCACCGTAGGTGGCATTGGTGCTGAGCGTAGAACCGTCGTCAAGCGCGTGATCGAGCGAGTTGATCGTCAGCGACGAATCGTTACCACCGGCAGCGCCGACAGCAAACAGATCGCCAGCCAGATCTTCCGTAGCACCACGGCGAAGGACTTCGACCTTCGCTTCCATGATGTCGTGGACCTGTGACGGACCCGCGTTCTCCAACTGGTCCTGACGGGTCAGGCTTACCGGCCACATATAGTAGCGATAAGACCAGTCAGCCGCCGTGAAGTTTTCCTCGCCAGACAGGTCAAAGACCTGACCGCGACCGTAAGCCCCACCCTTCGTATACTGATACGCGATGGACTTACGGATGCTCGTTCCACCCTGGAGTTTCTGACCCTTCGCGAGCAACAGTTTGAGCAACGGCACTTCCGAGCCGAAGTTCATCGTGATGCGCGGAAGGTACAACTCTTGGGTAAGAGCGTTGAGTTCCGCAATAAGAGCCATGATTGAGTTCTCCTGTTATGACAGGGAACCAATCACGAACCGATGTGACTAACCCGACAGACGCCTGCGGATCGCTTCGATTGCGTAGGCATTGTATTCACTCGAACTCATCTTGCTCACGTCCACCGGAGCCGGGTTCGACGGTGCCGCCTGCCCCCGTGCCGGTGGAACCGGATTGTACGAGTCGTTGTTGATCTTTAATGCCGCAACCGCATCTTCCGCTGCCCGTTTGCGCTCATGCTCCAGAAGTATGTTGAAGTTCTTCTTAACATACAACGATTGGGCGGTTTCGCCCCCTCTGGATTCGAGCACTCCAGACACAATCTCGTCGCGTGTCGCCTCATCAACCGGCCAGCCACGGGCTTCGAGGCTGGCGATTTCCTGTTCGGTTCGTGAAATGAGATTCCCCATCTCAATTCGGTTGAGTCTTTCCTCCAGCGACACGAAACCGAGATTGGGGGCTGGTGCCCCCGGCGCTTCCTGACTGAACTCATCGAACACCGAACTCACGCGCTCGCGAAGCGCGGGGTTGCTGTCAATGAGTTGCCAGAAGGCTTCCTTCGGTTCGTTCGCCGCCTGGTACTCCTGCAACTTTCTCCCCAACTCGGCGTTGGTATTCCTCAGTTTCTTGAGGTGTTTGCCGAAGTTGTCGAGCGTGATCGCAGGGTCGTACTCTTTAAGTTGTGCCTCAAGTGCGGCTGCATCGAACGCAGATTTCGTCGCTGCGGTTTCAGCAGGAGCGGCGGCTTCTGGAGCGGACTCCATGACAGGCGCTTCTGGCGTTGCCGTATCGAGCGAGCTGGGAACGGCAGTTCCGTTGGGCTTCTCGTCCATTCGGGTTTACCCCCGTGTTATAACCACTACCCGATGGGAGCGCGGTTCGACGGAACCGACTGAGCCGACCCCGGTGCAATACCGGGGAAGCCCGCCGATTGCGGAACCTCATTGCCAGCAGGGGATGGTTGTCCTTGAGCGCCACCACCGAGTTCTTGCAACGCGAGAAAGAACGCCTTGAGCGATTCCATCGCCCCCGGCTCCTGCTTCACGATGCCCCGGTATGCTTCAGCCAGATGGTCGCCCACTGACTGTGCGGGTGTTGGCGTGGGCGCTCCACCGCCACCACCCATAGAAGGTGCTCCACCTTGCGCGAGGCCACCCGGCCTCTGTCGAGACAGTGCTGTTGCAACTTGCTTCATGCGCGGGTCATTCCCGCCGCCGCCCGGTGGAAACATGATTGCTCCTTATCCCATTGACGTTGGCGTGCTCGCAGCCTGCTGCTCCTGCATCGCCATGTCGTGTTCTTGCGACGACTGTTGCATCGCCATTTCATTTTCCTGCTGCGACTGCTGCTGTGCAGCCGCCATCTTCATATCCTGGTCCCGCGCCGAAACGAGGTCGTTCATCAACGACTCCTTCATCGGAAGATCCGTCTGCGACAGGACGTACTGGTACATGATCGAGTGCGGGCCGCTTCCAACCGGGCCTGCGCGGTCAAGCATCTGGAGAAGGAACTGCTCCTGCGCCCGCCGTGAGGACGGCAGGTTCAGCCCCGCCCGTACCGTGAACTCGAACATTTCGGGGTGAACCCCCGTCAGGTCGAACTGGTCGGGATAGTGAACGCCGGGCTGGTAGAACATTCCCTGCATCCGGCAGTTCTTCTGCGCGAGGTCGCGCATGGTGGTTTCAAGCGAGTAGGTGGCGAGTTTCAGTCTCCCTCGGACGAGTTCGGAAATCGCGTCCACGGCGTATCCGCTTCGCCAGTCTCCACCGGACAACTGCGAAACGATGTCCGGTGAACCGCCCACGCGGTCGAAGTCCTCTTGAATCTGTTTGATGGAAACGAACGCTTCGCCGGGGACTCGCGGGGCAGCGGTGGTCTTGATGCCGTCCACGCTGGCTACGAGTCCGATTTCGCCGGGGCGGTTCGTCAGGTCGCGGCGGTTCTTGATGCCCGTGCGGGCGTCCATCCACGTCTTATCTCCCGTCACCGAGTAGTTCAATCCATCGTTCAACTGATTGTTGCGAAGGTCGTACAAGTCCTGAATGGCGATGAGCTGGTCCATCGCGCCGCCCGGCCACTCCATGTCGTCGGAAATATGAACCATCTCCGAGTACGGGAAGTCAGGGAACGGGTTCGGCTTGTCCTCGAAGATGATGTCGCCCGCCCACCGGATGTAGCGCCCGGTCGGATACTTTGCGTAGTGGCGCTTTCGCTTCTTCGGGGCGAGGCCGCTGTTCGTGTCGAGTTCAACCACCGAACCGTACCGCTCGACCGTTTCGGGATCGTTCATCCAGATTTCGTAGAGGACGATGCGCTGCGCCGAGGACGTCCCGCCGAGGCCCGCGTCGTGGTAGATGGTCAGGCCCGTGCCGTCCAGATAGGTGCCCTCATCCGACTCCACCGTGTTCAGGAGTTGCCGCAGTTCGGCAGACTTCGTGCGGTCTGCGAACAGCAGCATGATGTCCCTGCGGCGGTTCGGGTACATCATCAGCAGATCCAACTTCGACACTGCCGTCATTTCCACGATGTAGTGAGAATCGCGGAGCCGGACTTTGCCCGGCTGCTTGAGGATGTTCTTGGCCGAGATGGTGTCGATACGGATGTCTCCGACCCCGCGATTCATTCGCTTATCCCAGGTCGTCTTAAGAAAGCCGCTTCCGTAGTTCAGCACTGAGAACAGGAGTTCTTCCTCGCGCTCAACGAACTCATTCTTGCGTAAGTTTCGAGTAATGTTTTCGGATACTTTTTGGGCAAGTGCGTCGTGATCGGGAAGAATCCCGTTGGCCGAAACCATCGGAATGTCTCTCATTAAAACAGCGACCGAGGAAAGGTAATACGGATAGATGAGGTTCGTTCGGGAGTCTGTCAGGTGTTCGTCGCCAACTTCGCGGTCCTCGAAGCGGCTCTGCTTCCCCTGGAAATACTTGTCTACGGTTTTCCAGCGGTCCCCGATGAGTTCTTTCTTGTGGAGAAGGGCTTCATGCGTCAACTTGTTGAGCAGTTCGGTCTGCTTCTTCGTGTCCTGCGCCGTCTGGACGGTTGGATCAGCGTTGTTCGTAGTAACGTCTGTAACTTGCATCGTTCTCCATCCGGCTCCGTATTTCTTTCAACTTCTCCGCGACTTCCTCTTTCGAGCAAATCGGGGCGGGCTTGTGATTGGTGCTCAACTTGCGCCAGGAGTCCAGGTCGTTCCCGATCTCCTCCAGCCCTTTCTCGCGCATGATGCGCTTGCGCTCTCCACGGGTTCGGACAAACTCACCCAACCCGGTGTCGTAGTACGGCTCGAACTGCGGCAGGTAGTTGATGTAGTCGCTGTCGTCCACATAGCACTGGTCGCTGTAACAGCGGTCGGGGGGAATCCCCATCGAGCCGCGATACTCCTCGCCGCACACATCACACCGCCACATCGGACGGATGGCATCTCCAGTATCTACACGAACAATCATGCCGTTGTGTCCACTTTTGGCGACATGACCACTTTTTAGGACAGGTGTCAATAAGAATCTTGCTGTCCTTTTTTTAGGACAGCGCTAATACGCGGCTTTCCAACTTCTGCGTCGGGGGGTACGAGCGTGCAACTCGTCAATGTGGCGGTCGGTTTCGGTGCGCGTGTCGGTGGGTCTGCCGAGATCCAGCGGCACCTTCTGCACCTTGACGGCGTTGGAGATGGCGTCCAGCCCGTCGAAGGTCTTGGAGTAGGGGAACTGGTAGAACTCGTTCTCCAGCCATTCCAGGCCACGGAGGAGGTAGACTTTGTGGGAACGGACGCGGCCTTCGAGTGCGCCCTCGATGCGGTCCTGCTTCTTGCCTTCGGACTGAGAGGATGACGCCCACTCGAAGTTCGGGTAGGTGCCGGTGCGGAGCGCGTAGGAGTCGAAGGTTTCCTTGAGGTACTTGTAGTCCACCTGCTGGCACCCGACCGATAGCGTCTGCCCGCCGATGGTGCTGGACCACTGGTTCCACAACTCCTTGCACATCTCCTCTTTGTCCGGTCGGCCCCGGTAACAGTGTGTCATATATATTGTTCCTGACGGATCGACCACGAACCGGACAATCACCGTGTAGGCTTTCGAGTCGGCCTCGCCGGAACGGATGCGTTCCTCGCTGACCCAATTCGGGTCGAACCCCATGATAGCAAACGAGTTGCGTCCACGGAGGTAGCGGTCGATGTCACCATCGACGTATCGCAGGTCGGACAGTTGGAACTTGCGGGACTCGTCCGCGATGGGGTTCAGGAGGTATTGCGAGGCCCAGGAGAAGGTCGTGGACTTCGCCAGCAGGTTCTTGACGATGGGTTCGGGGAACCGGGACGGGAAGGTCGGGCGGTTCTCGGCGTCCACGATGGGCAGCACGATGGAGCGGAAGTGGCCGGTCTTATCCTGTGCCTTCGAGGCCCGGTCCATGATTCGCTGGTAGATGTCCGAGAAGGACCACCGGGTGCCGACGATGAGCATTTCGCCCCCTGGGTTCAGGATGGCGTGGAGGAGGACGTAGAGTTCCCAGCACTTCTCCAACTGGTCGGGGGAGAATGAGGACTGGTACGCCTGCAAGTCGTCTGCAACGATGAGGTCACAGTGGTATCCGGTCTGTTCTGCACCGAGCGATATGATGAAGGCCGAGGGGTTCTTGTAGGTGGCCCCGCCGCCTTCGGGCCGAAGGGCGCTGGTGAACTCGCTGGCCCCCCAATTCTTC